CAAAATAATGACGTTGATGTGAACACTTTGATTAAACTTTATAATCAAAAAATTGCAACATTAACAAACCAAAATATCCTTTTGGAAGCGAAATTGACAACAGTAATGACTGACTTTAATGATGAAAAAACCAAGTTAGCTGCAGCAGCACTTGAGTGGCAAACAAAGTACGAAAACTTAGCATCTGAGGTAGAAGCAGAATAATGGCAAAACCATCCACCAGACAAGGGTTAATTGATTACGCACTTAGAAAGTTAGGTGCACCTGTTCTTGAAATCAATCTTGATGACGATCAAATTGATGATATGGTGGACGATGCATTGCAATATTTCCATGAGAGACACTTTGATGGTGTCGAAGAAATGTTTTTAAAACATGAGTTTACTCAAGATGAAATTGATAGAGGAAAAGCACATACAGGCCCAAATACTTCAAATACCGCAGGTATTGTAACAACAACAGGTTCATCAACAGCAATCAGTGGTTATGGATCAACAACATCTACTTTTGTAGAAAACTCAAACTTCATTCAAGTTCCAGATTCAGTCATAGGTATTGAAAAAATATTTAAATTTGATTCCAGTTCAATTTCTGGAGGAATGTTTAGTATTAAGTATCAGTTATTTTTAAATGACCTATACTATTTTAACTCTGTTGAATTATTACAATATTCAATGGTCAAGAGTTACTTAGAGGACATTGACTTCTTACTAACTCCTGATAGGCAAATAAGATTTAATAAGAAACAGAATCGTTTATATCTTGATATGGATTATGCATCTCTTAAGGCAGGTGATTTTATAGTAATAGATTGCTTGAGAATATTAAATCCAGATGATTTCACAAAGGTATATAATGATATGTTTTTAAAGATGTACTTGACTGCATTGATGAAACGTCAATGGGGACAAAATTTAATAAAATTTAGGGGAGTGAAACTTCCCGGTGGTTTAGAATTGAACGGTAGAGAAATATATGAAGATGGTCAAAGAGATCTAGAATTTGCATTAACTAAACTAAAAGAGGAGTACGAATTACCTCCTTTAGACTTTGTTGGGTAATATGTATGGCACTCAATCCATTTTTTCTACAAGGATCACCCGGTGAACAGAGATTAATTCAAAATCTCATAAATGAGCAATTGCAAATTTATGGGGTTGAGGTTACTTATATTCCAAGAAAATTTGTAAATAGACAATCAATAATTGAAGAGGTTCAATCGTCAAAATTTGACGATAATTTTTTATTAGAGGCTTATGTCAACACATATGAGGGTTACTCAGGTGCCGGAGATGTGATGACAAAGTTTGGTGTCAGTTTAAGAGATGAGGTTACACTCACAATATCAAAAGAGAGATTTGAAGATTTTATCTCACCATTTCTAGATCCAGATGATTACGAATTATCAACAAGACCAAGAGAAGGAGATTTAATATTTTTCCCACTTGGTAGTAGATTATTTGAGGTAAAATTTGTCGAGCATGAAAAACCTTTCTATCAATTAGGTAAGAATTACGTTTATGAACTTCAATGTGAACTCTTTGAATACGAAGATGAAATTATCGATACATCTATAGATGAGATAGATCAAACAATTCAAGATGAAGGATTTATTACAACACTTAATCTTGTAGGTTCAGGAGCAACTGCGTCTGCAACTGCAGTATTATCTCCTGTATTATCAAATAGAGGTTATATAAGATCTATTACCGTGTTAAATGATGGAAGTGGTTACACATCAACACCCACAGTCTTTATTTCAACATCAAGAGATGGTGCAGGTGTTAATGCTAGTGCTGTTGCCATTACGACAAGTGTGGGTGGATTAAACTCTGTTAAAGAATTAATACTGACAAATGCAGGTGCTGGATATACACAGGCACCTGATATTAATATCGTAGGTGGTGGAGGAAGTGGTGCGATTGCCACATGCACAATCGAAACAACACAAAGAGGTATTATATCATTTAATGTTTTGAATGGTGGAACTGGATATACAAGTCCTCCAGCAATTACAATTTCAGGGCCAGGAACAGGAGTTACTGCGATAGGAGAGTCAGTTATTGATATAGGAAATGCCACATTACAGTCTATTAGAGTAAAAAATCCCGGTAATGGATACACTTCTGTTCCAACTGTTACAGTTGCCAATCCAAATATTATCACTGGTCGTGGTAATTTTGAATTAAATGATATAGTTGTCGGGATGGAATCATTTGCAGAAGCACGAGTCAAGGAATGGGATGCTGATACTAAAGTTCTTAAGATCTCAAATGTCGGTATTGGATCAACAATTGCAGGATTTAACCCCGGTGAAGAGATAAGAATTCAGACAAGTTTGAATGACGATAATACAAGGAACTTTAAGACTCTATTTGTTGGTGATTCAACAACAGCAGGTACGATTGGAGTACAAACTAATAAGATAACTGGCATCACTACGACAGGTATTAATGTTGGAGCAGCACTATCTGAAGTTAGTGGTGTTATAGGATTTGGAGTTACAGTCATAAGTGTTCAACCATCAGTTGTAATAATGAGTAGGGATTCACTGAATACTACCTCCACGACTATTCAGGTTGGTGCTGGAACCACTGCGTTTGTTGCATACAATGTTCGCGAATATGATAAGAGAGATATATATGATGAATACAGTGATAACGATGAGTTTGAAACTGAGGCAGATTCTATTATTGATTTTGCTGAATCTAATCCCTTTGGTACATACTAATGTTAGGTACATATTACTATCACGAAATACTTAGAAAAACAGTCATATCGTTTGGAACATTATTCAATGATATTCATATTCGCCATAAAGGTAGTGATGGAAAATCTATAAGCGACATGAAAGTTGCATTGGCATATGGCCCAATGCAGAAATTCTTAGCAAGACTTGAACAACAACCCGAATTAAATCGTGCAACTCAAATTACATTACCTCGAATGTCTTTTGAGATGACTAATATTGCTTATGATTCAACCAGAAAAGCAGGTATAACTCAGACATTCAAAGCATCTGATGGCACAAATTTAAGAAAGGTTTTCATGCCAGTTCCTTATAATATTGGATTTGAATTAAATATTCTTGTCAAATTAAATGATGATGCACTTCAAATAGTAGAGCAGATATTACCATATTTTCAACCAGCATTTAATCTATCTGTAGACTTAGTAAGTGTGATCGGAGAGAAGAGGGACATAAGTGTTGTATTAGATAATATATCTTTTCAGGATGATTATGAAGGAGATTTTGCAACAAGAAGAGCATTAATATACACACTAAACTTTACTGCAAAAACATATCTGTTTGGCCCTGTTGCAGATACACCAGAGGGTATTATCAAAAAAGTTCAGTTGGATTATCATACAACTATGGATAGAGAGAACGCAAGAAGAGAACTCAGATATGTTGCTACACCACAAGCAGTTAAAGATTATGATAATGATAACACTGCAACATTGACATTTAATGTAAATACATCTCAAGTCAGAATTAATGTAAATGATACATCAGGATTTGCTGTAAATGATCGAATTGTTATTGATAGTGAGGTCATGCAAATTAAAGAAATACCAGATGCAACAACCCTTGCAGTCAAGAGAGGATTTAGTCGAACTATTAAGGCAGAACATCTTGAAAATACAAAAGTTAATAAATTAACTACAGCAGACGATTCTCTGATTGAAGTTGGAGATGATTTCGGATTCAACGAAACATCCAGTATCTTTACAGACTCATTACAATTTAATCCTGCTACAAGGACAGACTCATGATGAACACAGATTTTGGTAGTATTGAAAAATCACTTAACGTAGAAACATCAATTATTCCCAAGGAAGAACCTAAAAAACCAGAGTTACCAAACGTAGTTTTAAAGAAGGATGATGTTGAAAAAGATTACAAATACACAAGAGGTCAATTATATTCATTAATTGAAAAAGGTCAAGAGGCAATAAATGGTATCATGGAGGTGGCAGGTGAAAGTGCAAGTCCAAGGGCTTATGAAGTTGCTGGTCAGTTGATTAAATCAGTTGCAGATAGCACAGATAAATTAATGGATCTTCAGAAAAAGATGAAAGATATTGATGAAGATAATTCAAAAACACAAGGAAATGTAACTAATAATTCTTTATTTGTAGGTAGCACTGCAGAATTGCAAAAGATGCTAAAGAAAGGTTTTCTAAATAATAAGGAGTCAGAAACTGATAAATGAAGTCCTGCAAAAAAGGATACTACTATTGCAACACTGAACAAAAGTGTAAACC